TGAACAATATGGTCATGATGCATGTGAGAACCTATCTTGTTTCCATACCAATTAAATCTTTCACTTTCACTCAACTCTCTAGTATAAACTTGAAATCCATAATGGCATGGTGGAAGTGTCATTGCTGAAATTTCAGATACATTCCAAGCGTTGACCATTAACCGTCTACTGTCTGGGTTTGTTTTAAGGTTGTTGATTAGATTTGCGATTTGGTCTATGCCAGGTTTGAGAACTCGTTTAGGTTCTTCTATTGTTGACCACTCACCCCAATTTCTCCATTGCTTACCGTAAATTGGACCTAACTCACCCAATTCTCTAGTAACCATCGGATTTGTTTTTATTTCGTTAATAAACTCCTCTTTTGTGAATTTATTAACTGGTGGTGATAGAAATTTACCTTCGGTTTCCCAACGTCTTTCATAATTCTTATAAGCATCACCATCCCAAATATGACAATTATTATCAACTAAGTATTTAATATTAGTATCTCCTCTTAAAAACCACAATAACTCAGTTACCATAGTTTTAAATGCTAACTTCTTAGTTGTAAGCGCTGGAAACCCTTCACTCATTTTGTGTCTAATCTGTCGACCAAAAACTGAAATCGTGCCAGTACCGGTTCTGTCCTCTTTAGATACGCCATTGTCAAGAATATCTTGAAGTAGTGCTTGATATTGGTTGTCTAAGTTATTCATTATTTATGCTTAAAGTGTTTAATTAAAATATGAGCCGATTTATAGTTCGTTGCCAATGGGACTTCATGTACGTCGCATAGTCTCATCAACATAGATATATCAACATCATGTGGGTGTTTATCTAGAGGGTCTCTGAAGAATACTACAGCATCCATTTCGCCTTTAGCTACCATTGCTCCAATTTCAGCATCTCCACCCATCGGTCCACTAGAAACTCTTTCTACTTTATCTACTCCTGCATGTACTATTTGGGTACCTGTAGTTCCAGTCGCGACAATGTTAACGTCCTCTCTATTAAAAAAAGCAAGTCTCTTCATCACGAAAGCAACCATGTCTGCCTTCTTTCCATCATGCGCTATGAGTGCTATTTTCATCTATTCGGTAATTGAATAATCGAATACTTCTCCCTCTGTAGAAATATCATCTATTGAGTATTGAGAGAGCATGTCCCATAGAAGGTCATATGTTTCTACTAATTCTTCGCTTGGATCTGAAGTCCAACCTGCATCTTCAAAGATAAAAAGAATTGATCTGTTCGGGCTTTCATTCCATCGATAGTCAACTTGTAATCCATCAACTTCAAGGATTCCTTCATGTGTTGTTTCCCACCAAACCTCATTCGGCGCTTCAATAACTTTAATTACAGACATTTTATTTTTTGTTTAGAGATTCTAGAAGTGTATCAATATATTGATTCATTCCTTCTCTTTGAAATGCTTTAATTGAAATTATCAGTTCTTCCTTTGTGCTCATATCGGCCCAAGACTTAATTTCACTAATATCACCTTCAAAGTGATCGACGATTTTTTGAGGTTTAACCTGTGCGATTAACATTTCCTCGTTTTGGTTATTTTCAACCATTGTTTTTAGATTTAATAAAAGGGTTATGTAATATTCTATATGATTCGTGTCCTGGCTTAGTTTTAGCCGGTTCAATCCATCCTAATTCAACTAGTTTATTAATCGATGCGGCTGCATTTTCAACATTACCGTTTGAGTGGTAGTTAAAAAAGCCCTTCTGTCCAAATGTATCTTTTTGTCTATCTGGTCTCCGTACTGCCTGATTTATTATTACCCATAGGACATCAATTGGGTCTGGGTATGTAGGCAATTCTTCATGAATGCCTAGAATATACTTGATAGGAATCATGTCATCATCAATTCTACGTAAATCTTTTTCGGCTAACATTAATAACCTCTTTTTTGACGAGCTTTATTTTCTTCGGCTTTTGCAAAATAGTAATTGTATGCTGTTTTTGCATCTAATCCGATGGAAGCTGCATAATTAATAAAGAAGTGTAAGATGTCTACCCATTCCATATATAGCTCTTTCTTATCATCTTCTGAAAGATCTGATATTTTTAAAGTTTCATACTTTGCGAAGTCTTTCTTCCAATATTTCCAAACTGCATTTCCAGAACCATCTTTAATACCTCCAAGAGCATCGGTCATTTCATGAATCTCATCTACTACGGCATGAGTGTTTACGTGCCAGAAATTCATAATTTCTCGAATTGACATATCATCGAAATTAAAGCCATAAGTCTGCTCTTGCATTTCTTTTTGATGGGTCATGATGTCCTCTAAATGAGTGTTTGATTCTCCGTAGAAGTCTTTAACTTCAAGATCTTTGCATTCGTTATCGATGTTTGCCATATTATTTTATTCCTTTATTATTGTATTACTATAATTTCTTTTGTTTCAAAATAAGTTTGCTGTAGTATAATCTTCGGCTACAATTGGAGTACCGTCAGCTTCGCAAGTCTCTCCGATAGATTCTTTACTAATTGGAGCATTTGACCGGTTGAGAGCCATCTTTTTACTCTCTCGAAGTCTTAAGAATACTCCAAACTGACAGCAACTAATTTCACAACCAAACGTCGTAAATTGTCCAGTCTCTGAAACTGTATTGAGAATCTTCTTATTGACTCCGGTAAAATCAAAAAACTCATCTTGATTATCACGTATCCATCGTATTAATTTAGCTCCAACTATAGAATTTACTGAGAATCCTAAGTTTTCGTAGAACCAATTTACGGCGATCATTGCTCCTACTCCAGGTGCAACGAAGTCATCGTTCTCACTGAGGTTACCTTCAATAGAACCAGGCCTAAGTAAGTCCCTCGTGCCCACTTCCGGCATTCGAGCAAGGTTTGTACTAAAGTGATATCCGTAGTAGTTACCGATTCCTCTAAAACTGGTCAAAAAGTCAAAAGACTCTTCCATTGTTGGCTTTTTAGAATAAAAGTCTTTAAATAGAGGACCTAACATCGTAAACCAATATAGCATATCACTTACTCTACTCTGTCTGGTAGGCTGTGCACTTTCTCCTATTAGTTTATCATAAGGCGTAACTATATTTCGAGTGTAGTTCCTGGATTCTGTCTGTAGACTGGTTCTAAGTTCGGTTGTTCCATATATCTTCTGACCTCTTCGAGAAGCATTCTCAATATTCTTCATTAACTTTAGAACGTATTCTTCGTCGTTAACTAGAGAGTCATATACAATATGGTCTCTACCAGTATCGGCAGTAATAAGACTAATTGTATTAGAAGGACCATAAAACTTTACAATAGCCGCGTTAATTAGCTTATCCGCAAAATTACAATCATCATTATAGAATACATTTTCGTTTAGCCAAATTATCTCGTCGTGAAACGATCTATTTGGGTGAAAGTACGGTACTGACCTTCCTTCGACTATAAATCCAGTGCCGAAGAAGTCTTCATCCGACTCGTGCTTAAACCCATCAAATGATATTGATTTGTCAAATCTAACCAAGAACTCCCTCCTGTTCATCTCGTGGATAAACTTTTGGATGGAGTTAACTTTTTCTTCTGGTATTAAATTATATAGTTCTCGTCCCGAAAGGGACAATAATTCTTTATTGTTCTTCGGTGTCATTTTCTTTTTTATTTTTCATGAAAAAGCAATCTAGTCCATTTACTGTACCAAAGAAAATTAAGGGCTCTATCTTATGAATTGGATAAATTTCTTTTAGTCTTTCTGAAGTAGGGTACATTAAATCTCTGTACTTTCCACTATGTAATTCAATGAATAAAACATCAGGCTGAGAATTAATGATCTCTTCAATCATGTGATACTCTGCAGTCTCAATGTCTATTTTAACAATATCCGGCTTATATTTTTTAATTAGTTTTTTATAACTAACTGCATCAACTTCATCATATTCATTAAATTTCACATTCTTATCTAGAATGGTAGTTGAACAATGCTTATTTTTACTGTCGGCTTTAAATAACTTTACAGTCTTAGATTTACCATTTGTAACTGCTGCATGAATTAATTCAATCGACTTCCCATATCTACCTAGAGCATTATTCTCTAATATTGAAAAGTTTCTTGGGTCACACTCAACTGCAATAACTTTTGCTGCTCCATTATCAAGTGCTATCTTACTAAAGGAACCGATATTTGATCCTAGATCCAGACATACCTTACCGTTATAGTCTACTTCAGGAATTCTATAATTCATAATAGACTCTGTAACCATGTCTTTATCTACTCCTTCAACTCCACCAAGATCAATATACATTCTGTCTCTAAGCGGCCTTAATTTTTTGTCTAAACTTGCCATTTTTATTTTTCTACTAAATTTGATATGACATGTACGACTGGAAGGTCTGGATGATGCTCTTCGATAATTGCCTTTTGGATTGGATCGTCTTCAAAGAATCTTTGAACAATAATACCTTCTTCTTTTAGTTTAGATATTGTTTTCGCTTTATGCATGCCTGAATATGTTCTAGCCCTAACGGTATGATTTCCTCTCTCTGCCAGGGTCATTGGATTAAAATAAACATTGGATGTTACTCCAAGTTCTTTTAACTTTTCAAAGACATATTCTTTTTCATCAATACATCTTCCTGTAATTATGATATCGTCAGAAAATCTAGGTGTTACTCCAATTGAAACTACACCGTCAAAGTCGTATGCAAATGGCTTATATGACATATTCTTATATTATAAAATTATTTAACCTCTATAAAAAGCAGAACCCTTAAATGGGTTCTGCTTAACAACTAAATAAAGGTTTTATACAGTTGTTTTTGATCTTGTTGCTACTGACTTTAACTGCTTTTCAGTTACTGCCGTTAACTCTCGATTTGCAAGTGCATCACATTCAGCAACACCATCTCTAAACATCATTTGTTGAGGTGGAGTCTTTTGAGTAAGAGCTGAAGGTCCGCGTAGTGCTCCAACAATTCCCATCTCTCTAGCAACCTTAACATATCTAAGTGCATCAATTACAACACCACCTGAGTTTGGTGAATCTTGTACAGAAAGCTGAGCATCAAAGATAACTGGAGCTCCTCCAAATCCTTCCATTTCAAGACGGAAGTTTGCTACTTTATTGTCAGCATAGTATGGAATGTACTCTGAAGGTCCTGCATGTAGGAATGAATCTTCAGTTGAAATGTTGCGAATCTCATTTTGAGCACGGATTACGTTTTCTTTAGAGATCTTCTTAGACTTAAGACGTGACTTGTCTTCCATATTTAAGAAATCTATGTTACCTCCAACATTACGTTGAATATGGGCTTTTACATGATGTCCACGTTCGAATGCTAGTTCTTGTAGCATTTGAGATAGAATAGACGCTCCAAACTGGCTACGCATATCATCTCCAATTAATGGAATACCGGCGTCTATGAATCTTTGCTCCCATTTAGGATCTGAAGCAATAAATACCGGAATACAATTTACGAATGAAATTCCAGCTTCTAGACAAATTTCAGCCCAGAATTCAGTTGTCTTTTGAGAACCTACTGGTAAATAGTTTACTAGAACCTCTACTTCATGCTTCTTTAATTGGGCGATGATTAAATCTTTCCATTCTCTCTCTTTTTTAGAGGTCCATGAAGTGCGATTCATATCTGTAGTATTACGAAGTCCTTCGTCTACTAAGAATCTGTTTGCTTCTGGATAATTATCCATTAGAGCTGCATAACCATCAATTACTGGTGATTCGTAAACTGGTGATTGATTTTTAATTGTGTCTACTATATCGTATGCACAGTTTGGTCTCTGTTTTAAAGCCTCTCCTAAAGGAAGACCAATTTTTCGTTCGTCAATATCGAATCCTACTACGAATTCAATATTTTCTGCCTTGTAGCCTCCGATATTGAATTTCATCATACCGGTTTTTGCATCAGTGTTTTCAGTATAGTACTGAACACCTTCAACTAGGGACTTCGCACAGTTACCTGTACCTATAATCCCAACTTTGATTTGTTTGTTGTCCATAATTTTTAACTTTATTAAACCTTTTTTTATGTTATTATAATTCTTATACAGCAAACCCAAAAAAAGTTTCATCATTAAGTTGATTTTTTTCAATTTAGGGTTTCTTGTTATATTTATATGTTGCGGTGGGGGTCAATTAAAATAGACTCAGTGTCTTCTTAATCAATTTGTTATTCTTCTCTCCAGTGTTCCAATCCCAATAGTAAAATTCTCTACTTAGATGAACTGATCCTGGTTTTACCATGTAATTTTTAGCAAATTCTTCAGGGTTCTCTGAGAACCAGTGAGATGGCCAGTCTAGAACCTCGAATCCAGCCTCTTTACCAAGTTCTTTTACTTTATGATTAAAAGTTTTCATTACCTCGGTTCTGTGTTGTTGCGTTCCAGCAAATGGAGTTCCTTTATACCATCCGGTTTTTGGAATTCTACGACCCTCAAATTCGATTGGTAAAAGTGTATGAATAGTAATCTTTTCGATATTGAGAGACTTCAAATGGTTAATGTAATCTATTGCAAGTCTCTGGGCCGATCCAACCGGCATTGATTGTCGACATATGTGGTGACGAACATCAATGTTTCCAAAATAGGTAATTAGATGTTTAGTGCCTTCAGGAATGTATTTGTCCATTCCCTCTTTCATAACTCCAAATAGGGTCTTACCGTCGTTTCGACTAATATCTGCTCCGGTTGGGTAAACTGAAATTGAATGACTGTCACCTAACACAAAGGTACCGGTTTCCATTTTAAGGTCGATTGTTTCTATACTCTCGCAACGTTGTGTTATCTTCTCAGCATCCAAAGCTGCCCATTTCTCAGAACATGATTTAATCCTGCTCATAACGAAAGCTCCTACATCTGGCATCTCTCTATTTAAAATATAGATAGGTCCTTTAAAATCAAGAAATCTTTTAATTCTATCAGCAGGCTCGTCAGTTGCTCCTCCAAATAGATTATAAGAACCTGCAAACTCCATTGGAAGTGCAACTAACCAGACATCATAATCATGGATGTTTCCAGATTTATCTAGTACTTCAACATCTAGTCCAATATGATTTAATTGCGATTGTAAAAGGTATGCCCATGAACTCTTATGTGAAGCCATTTTTGAAGAGTAGTTAGTGACTACATCATCAATTGCAATCTTTTTACCTTTAAGCTGGTCTTTAATTTCTTGTATTTTCTTCATCGTGTTTAATTCCGGTTAAAACTTCAAATTCTCTTAATATAGACCTTTTAGCTCTTCTCATTCTCCAGAGACGATACCAAATAGGTCCAGTCCTTGGTATTAATATAGACATTTCAAGATTTGTTTCATTTTTACCAATTAAGAGTTCTTGTAGGTCTCCTGCCTCGCCGCAATATGTTCTAAACTGGACTCTCATTCTTAAAATAATTTGCTACTTGCATCCTATTAAAATATTGATCTCATCCAGAATATCTACACTATCTTTACGAGGTGAATAGATTCTCTTCCATAAATTTGAAAACTCTCCTCTAGGATCTGGCTGAGATTTTGCCCATCTCTCTGCAAGTTTAAAATCTGCGACATTCCATTCTAAACGACTAGAAGGTGTCTTAGTAAAAAATGATCTGATTTTAGTAATTATTTTACCCATTTTAGTTCACTATTTAATCGGAAGGATCCAATACATTTTCGACTCCATTGTCCAGGTTCTATTAATGATAAAAAGACATTTCCATCGTCTCCAACATAGAGGTGGTATACTTCTCCGATAACTGGTTCAAAATTAAATTTAGCTGAATAGACTAATTCGTTCCATTTCAGTTCTTCAATCATCTTTTGATACTCGGCTTTTAGCTCTTCAAACTTAGCCTTTAGTTGATGATTTACCTTATTGACTCCTCTCTGTTTCCATGCTGAGATGTCTTCTGTTATTATTGCAGGAGCACCAACGTTGGTTGCATAGGGAAGAAGAGACGCATTAAAGCCCCTCTCTTCGTCATAGACAACCTGATCTGGATATTTCTTTTTATCCTTCACTCTTTTCGTTAATATAGTTTTCTAATCCTTGAATATAGGCAACAGCATCTAATAGATTATCCTGCTTATGATTGTAAGATTCACGAGAGAATTTAAGTGCAATAAGTGCCTTAAACATATGTTCTCCAGTAACTTCAATTCCAGTCATGCCTTGAAATATCATTGCTGCCCTATCCATTCCTTCTGAAAAAGGACCATAATTACGATC